CTGACCCCGCTTCGCCGGGTCCTCGTTATAGGGACTAATCTCAGCGGCAACGGTTGGACCCGGACCCCCAAAAATGTCAGGATACTGTGCCGCTAAACCAGCGAAATCTATCCCGCTCAGATCAGGGGCAGGGGTTTGCTTGCTCCGCTGACGCTGCCCCGGATCCATCCGACCCGTCCACACATTGACAGCCATCAGCCCAAAGCCTCCCGAATCTTAGCGGCCATCTCCGCCTGCGACGATGCCGCCCCCAACGAAGACCCATACCGCTCACCCGCATACGCCCCATACGCGTTCATATCCTGCAACGTCGCATTGAACAACGCATCCTGCAACGCCCGCCTCTGCTGATCCTGCTGCCTCACATACGCCGCCGAAGCCTCAGCCAACGCAAGATTACGCATACCCGAATCCTGCACACCCCGACGAGCCATAGCCGCCTCAATCTGCGGAATCTGCTTCTTATACGCCTTGGCGGTATCAAACGACCCCAACGCATACTTCTGCTGCGCACCCGTGTTCCCATACTTCGTCCCAGACAACGCACTCTGCAACCGCTGCGCAGGCGTCACCGCAAACGCATTGGTCATGTCATAGGAAGCGTACGGGTCAAACGCCATCTAGTTATAGACCTGACCCGCCAACAGAAGATCCGCGTCTGCAACCGTGACATTTATCACAACTGCACCACTCGTTCCGCCCCCACTGATGGCGGTACCAGCAGTAACGGCAGTTATGTCCCCCGTAGGGACCTGATCTATACGTTGAGTAATCCTTGAAGGCATGATCCCTCCTAGCCGAAGTATGTGACATCTATAGTGCTGGTGGACGACACGCGGATAAACTTCACATCACCAAGATCATCCTGATACAAGTCCATCACGCTGTAAGGGTTCAGATAATGGCCGACAGACGCCGTGGGCGTACCCCAGCGGACCCGGATAGGCTCCGCCCCGTTTGTTACCATCGCTGCAACAGCCGTAGCCGGGACGGTCAACGCCCGTGCCGTACCATCAACAGTCAACTGCTGATCGCTGATCGCAGAACCGTACTCTGACGCTGATCTCCTGATACCCATACCGGCTCCTAACCGCCAAGCGCGGTTACTCGCGCCTCTAGATCGTCCAACTTCTCTTGAATCTTCCGCAACTCGTACTCAATAGGGCGTGCGTTCTCTCCGCGCATCCGACGAGTCGGCTTGTACACGACCGTCATCATTCCTCCCAGAAAGACTGCTCGTCCTGCATCAACAACGCTCCTACAGAGGAAGCCACCCCAGCGACCAGTTCCTCCATTGCGTCCACACGGCTACATAGGTCTTCCATCGCTGCCAACCGTGTTTCTAAATCCCGAATGTCTTCCGAAACATCTTCCACTCGCGCATAAGCGTGCATGTCCATCGAATCTTCAATGGATTCAACCGACTCTTCGAGGCGGTCGATGCGTGCCACTGTGCGTGCTGACGACCATGTGATTGTTCCTGCGATGACCGCTACGGACAGTATGAGTCCGACCGCGATGGTCGGTATCTTTACCTGTCGGATGTCGGTCGGTTCGCTCATTACTCAGCGGCAGCGTCGATTGCAGCCTGAGTCGGCGGATCATTAGGCCACACAACCTCAGACACACGACTATACGCCGCAGGTAGATCCCGCAACGACTGGCGGTACGTCGCCCACTCCACAGCCGTATGGTCACCCAACGCTGCGTCACTCAACTGTGTCCAGTCTGCTGCTGCCAGCATTCCGTTGCGTTGCGATCTGACCATGTTCATGTCCAGATCGGCAGCCTCAGCCCGCGCTTCGATTTCTGCTTCTTCTTCTGCTGTCAGGTCGTAGTAGACCCCGTTGACAACCTTCTGTCTTGCCATTTCTATGCTCCTGTTACTCCATATAGGGTGAACGTGCTGAACTCTGCGATGTCGGCTCCGTTGAGACAGACGACCTCTATTTCGTCGATTGCCGAAGTCGAATGAAAACACCCCGCCATAAGATTCAAGCCCGAGTGGCCGCTAGTCGTAGAGTTGTTCTCTGCCCCCGAATTGATGATTACCTGCTTGAAGTTGGCAGTATTCGCATAGTTCGGAATCCACATAGTCCACGCTGCGAACGTGTCAGCAAGTGCGCTGGCACCACAGGCTTCAGGCCACCGCCACTGGCCGTAATCGCCCGTAGTGGCATTACTACTGTCAACGGTTGTCGCCCCGTCTGCGTACAGGCGAGTACCCGAATAGTCGCTAGTGCTGGTGCTGCCATTCACCGTTACTGCCATCTGTTCGGTGTAGTGGACACGCTCAGAACGTACCGAAGCCTTCAACAACAGATGGTCGTAAGACGATGCGATGGACGCCTCGCTCCACGACGCTGCGCCGCCAGTACCAATCTCAGTGTGGTCGATAACAGTGAAGACAGCCATCAGGAACTATTCAATCCGTAGAGGGTGAACTCAGAACCACGCACAAAGTTCGTGCCGTAAGCGATGTCAAGGACGATGCTCGTTACCGCTGCCGTGGAATCCCACACCATGCTTCCGAACTCCACTCTGCCACCATCGCCCCTACTCGCTGTGCCCATCACCGTTGTGTTCTTGTTCGTGTTTCGGTAATCAAGAATGTCGATGTTCATTGGCCCGTATTGGGCAGCCGCTCTTTGAGAGGCGGGAACGGGGAACCATAAGTAATAATAGGAGTCTGCCGCCCCGTTTCCAGTGACGCTGGTGAGGCTCGCATCCATCCAGTGTGTTGAGTAGGTGGTTGCCCCAGTACCCGTGTCCGAGTTGAACTGGAGAAGCAGAACGTCGTGCAGGTCAGCCCTGTCGGATCGGCACGATAACCGCAGTTGCAAATGCTCATAAGTGGTGGGGATGCCCGAGAACGTCACCGACGTAGCATCAGCCTCCAAATACGTTGTGGCGATTGCTTCGATAACAGCCATCAGGCAACCATCCGAGGTAGCACACCGAACAGGGAGAACGAAGAAGCCGTAAGCAGGTTGCTGCCGTACAAGTCATAGAGGTCGATCTCAGTAATCGGAGCCTGCGACGCCCAAGTCAACCCCCACAGTTCCACCGCACCCGATCCGTCCATGTCACATGCCGACTGTGAAACACCCGACTTGTATTTCCCAGAGTTGATGTCGAACAGGGTTGTAACGGTCGCACCGAAGATGTTGGCAGTAGCATTGGTAGACGGATTCTGACCGATGTTGAATCTGGCAGCACCCGACGTTGCTCCAGCCGTTACCCCCGAACCGTACCCCCTCAGTTTCTGAGCGTTGTAGTTGGTTCCCGTGTCGTTGTTCAACTGCATGTTCATCTCGCGGTCAGTTGATCCAGCCCCCGCTGTGCGAGCATAAATAACGAGAACCAAATCCATGTATTGCGAGAAGTCCCCGACCTGACCGTCATCCGTCGAAGTAAACGTGACGACTGCCGTATCCACCCCGAGTGTTGTCGTGGCGATACCGACCCATGCCTCACCGTCAGTGAGAACACCGTCAACGATGTATGCGGGATCAGCCATTATGCGGCCACCTCGTATCGGATGATGACAATGCCCGCACCGCCACGGCTGGTTCCGTCCCAGCCGCCCGTGCCGCCACCGCCAGAGTTGGGGACACCACCCCGTGGCCCCGCTGGTGTCCAACCGCCCGAATAACTCTGCCCATGCCCGCCGCCGCCAGTACCGCCCGCAGCGCCAGTCACACCGCCACCGCCACCGCCTCCACCGTAGAGGGCGGTCGATGCTGTTACGCCGATCTTCGCCAGTCCGTTACCACCAACGCCACCAACACCCGTACCAGCGGTGCCATTGGCACCTACCGATCCCATGCCGCCACCGCCGCCAGAGTTGTGCTTGCTGGAGCCGTAGCCGCCAGAATCGCCACCGTCGTACCCGAGGGTGCCCGTAGCGCCCGTTCCAGCGGTGCCACTTCCAGAACCACCACCGCCGCCACAGGCACCGTCGTCATCGACAGCATTCTCATTTGCCCCGATGCCGCCGCCGACAACGCTGAGAGTAAGGCCCGACACAGTAGAAGTAACACCTACGGCTTGGTAGCCGCCCGTTCCGACTACAACCGTGTATGTGCCAGCCTCCACGCTTTGGGATGCGTACTGGACAACACCACCTCCACCACCGCCGCCTGAGCCGTCCCAACTGCCGCCACCGCCGCCGCCACCGATGACCAGAACATCGCAGTCAGCCGCACCAGCAGACACCAGAAACTTGCCTGAACCACGGAACGTATGGACACGATACGTCGTACCAGAATCCGTGTACTGCGTGATGATCCCACCAAACGCCGTGATACCAGCAGCACCGAACAGGCCACCATTCAACCAAGAAGACACGCGCGAACCCGGCCAGCCCTTGGCCGTATCATGGCGTCCCTTCCATTGGGATACCCGTGTACCCGGATTAGCCCGGTCCTGACGGAACATTTATCAGGCAGTAATGCGGTTGACGTAACCGTTGATGTTGACCACGTTGGCACTACCAGCCCACGCCTTGATGGTTAGACCACCGTTCAACAGCAAACCCGGTACCACCAGTGTCATACCACCATCGGCAGTCAGGGTCGTTTCAATGTAGTCGTCCTGATCGGTGGTGCCACCGTACTCTACAGTGAGTACCACGTCAGCGGCAGACGTGTTGCAGGCGTACAGCCACACTTCGTCTATGTCGGAGGCACCGGCCACAGCGTCGTGAATGTCCACCGCTGTACCTGTGTTGGCGCCGGTTACGGAGATGTTCTTTCCGCTTGTGCTGTCTGACAGCAGGACCTTTGAGTATGTTGCCATGTTCGTCTTTCCTTAGTTGAAAACTGAGTTCGTGAGAATATTATTAGCGTCATTCCACACCGGGGATGTGATGTCGGAAGTCAACGCCACCGTCCCGGTGGCATCCGGCAACGTGATCGTACGATCCGCAGTCGGATCAGTGACATGGAGCAAAGTCTCGTAGGCGTTAGCGGTTGAACCCTCAAAGGTGATAACCGGATTCGACCCGTCGATCTTTATACCCGCAACAAACGTCGCCAACTCCGTCACCGACATAGTGCCCTTGACCGTCGTCAAGGAACCCGAAGCCGACAGGAACGGTGTCCCCGTAGCCCACGACACGACATCCGTGAAGTTGGCATTCATCTGGGACGCCACAATCGACGTACCCGCCGTAAACGAGTTAGTCACAGCCAAAGCCGCCATTATCGCAACCTCCGAGTCCTATACATCGCCACAGCCGACGTAAGCCCCCACTTGCCGCGGGCGCCCGTAGACGGCGTAACACTAAACCTCAAACTAATAGCCTTGGCTGTCCCAGCCGTAGGCCACCTAAAGAACTTGTAAATGTTCGATGTGCCCCCAGCAGCCCACTCCGACACGTCCCAAACACCATCACCAGACCCAGAAGGGGCCGAATCCCACGACGCCGCCCCACCGGGACCAGTAATCGACTGAGACTGGGAAACAGACTCAGTAGACAAGTCATAGTCCTTGAAGATGCCCATGCGCACAGTCAGGGTGTTGTCTGCCAACATGACCGTACGGGTCTTCCCCCACCGTTTCGTAAACGTGGGCCGGTTCCCCACAAACCACCCAGTCTGGTAAAAAGACCGGATTTCCTCCGCCGTAGTCCCGTTGTAGTCGTCTACATCGGCGTCCACGTCAACTTTCGCCACCCGTGTAAACGCTGCCGTGCCGTTCACATCGGAGGTTACGGCCAGCCCAAAGTGTTGCGCCCCCGACGGCCTGTACGCCAACAGGGAACGGGCGTTGATGTCATACCGGGTCCACGCCCCCGTGTCACCCAACGACGGGTCCCACATGAACGTGTTCCGACGGTTCGTCTGATCCGACCCGGCAAGATTGTCTCCCGATTGGTAGTCTGCCGAAACCCACAGTTTCTCATCAAACCACATCAAAGACGGTGCCGTTCCCAACGTAAGGCTTCCGTCGTCCAGCGCCGGTTTGATCCGCTCAAACACCCACGCTATCTGCTCGTACGCTACCAGAAACACGCCATCTTCGCCGTACCAGAAGAACACCCCCGCCGTACCAGCCACCGGGCTGGTACCGTCACGACACCCAGCGGTGCGTGTAAGGTTGCGAACCTCAAACGAATCACGGCTGAACCCGTAGATGGCGTACACGCTGTTCTGCTTGAATACCAGCAACCGGTCAGCATCGGGGATAATGGCCGTTATGTAGTCGCCGTCCTCACCAATGTCGATGTCTATGTAATCGCTGGCCGTCCAGTTCTCACCGTCGTTCACCGCCGAGAACCTGACCCGGTTCCTGTACGACGTACCTGATTCCAACGTGTAAGCAACCCACACGAACTCCGCCCATGTCGCCGCATAGCGGGCGCACGGGAAGTGTCCAGCAGAGCCGTCTATGTCCGGGGTGAGCCGGGTGGCGTTGTTGGAACCCGTCCAAGAAACCGCCGAATACGACGTATCGAACAGCGACCCGTTCACAATGTATGTCGTGTCGTTGAACGTCACGGCCTGCGGGCGTTGCAGGCCGGTCATCGTTATGTTCCCCGCCGATGACGTGATCTGGGTAAAGTTCCCTGCCGCACCAGTGGCAAAGTGCAACGTACTGTTGCCGCTGCTGGTGGCCGCTATCATCACCTGATTGTTGGACGCGTCAGAATGGTAGAACAAACTGAGAATGTGATCCCCTAGAGCCGTGGCGTTGATGATGTCTACAGCGTCCCGACGTGACACGCCGCCACGCGGGTCCACGTCCACGTTCAACAACCCCGGAGATTCGTTCACAGCCAGATTGAACTGGTCAGCACGCAGGTTCAGGCCACCGGTAAAGTCAGCGCGCTCGTCATAACGGTAGGCGTCCCCGCCCTTGGCTACCTTCGTATCCGCCCGAAGCGCCATCTACAACTCCCACGAATAACGCAACCTACCCGGCAGGTACGACTGCGACAGCCACCGTGATGCCCTGATGCTGTTCAACACCAGCGGCTGTGGGGCGGGAGAGTCCTCAAAGCGTGCCCGCAGATTGTCCAACTCTTGGATAAACTGCGAATAATACTGTTGCCCCATCGCAGCGTCTTCCTGCTGCTGATACGCCCGGTACAACACATACAATGTCAGCACGTTGTCGAACGGCACCGGCAAATCCGGTGTGTTCGCATCAGCAATCGCTGTGCGGTACACGGCGGTGTTGCCGCCAAACTCCACTGGGTTACGGTACCCGCGAACAGATACTGTCTGAACTTCGGAAGGAGTCGGATACAACCGAACCGTCTGGTTGGTGACCGCCGCCGACGCACTCGTGCCGCTGTTCCACGACGACCAGTACCACGGTCTGCCCGTAGTGTTAGAATCCAGCGGATACATAATGTCGGCAACGTCGTAGCCGATGTATTCCAACACATGGTTGGAGGTCTTCATCGCCGCTACTTCACGCAAACCGACGTTCTTAGGTGCAGATCCTCCCGAAAAGGTTACACCGTCATGGGTGAAACTAAGGCTTGTTCCCACCTCCGCCAGCGTGTAATCCTTCTGGGACGCAACCGTGTCAAACGTCACCGCCACCTCATAGAACGGCCACCGCTTCTCCGAATACACGATGATGTCGTAACCCTCACGGATAAACGTGTTCATCGTCGCGTCAGAGATGTCGTTTGTCGTTATGTCAACCACGTTACGAACGTGGTCGCGCATGGCGCTCAGTTGCACGAGGTTCCCCTAAGCGGTGTGGAAGACGCAGGAATCAGTGTCACCAACCGGGCGCCCCTTGCAGGGGTCCCCGGCTTTCGTGGTGGCAACGCACACAGATGGTGTCGCCACGGGGGCAGCATGGGTGGGGGTGGGGTTTACGCGATGGATACGTCGGTCAGACCTAACGGGGTGACCTTCGGGTTTGAGCGTCTTATAGTTTCCCGCAGGTTCTTCTGCGGGGCGCTGACCCTGTTTGTATGCGTATGCGAAACCTCTCGCCATGATGCCTCCCGTGGCAACTACCGCTGTTCAGGTGCTACTAGGCAGGCGTAATGCCGTACATGTAGCCCTGACGGGCACGGTTGCTCGTAGTCAACTCGCCGTAGCAGAGCAACTGCGAGAACACCGCATCCTGATTGGTGGGCCGCACGAACGGCGTTGGCTTGAACCAAACGTCGCTATGTGCAACCAACTGGACGTACTTGGTGTTGAGGAAGTACAACTTGCCTTCCCCGGCCAAGGTTCCATCAAATGTAATCGGGCAGCCCTTGAACAAGAGGTTCTGGAAGCCGCTGTCCGCCATATCAGTATCCGTGTAACGGATCTGATCGGTGAGCAGAGCCTCATAAGCCTCGTACTGGTTCTGACCGGTGATGCAGATGGTCGGCTGGTCGTTACCAACCGAACAGTCGTTGTACAGGGTAGCCATCGCGGCAATGGTGATTGCACCAGCCTGATTGGTTACCGCTGAACGCCACCACGAGTTGTCACCATCGGTGGCATCAATGCCGCCGGGAGAACCCGTAGAACCAACCAAGGCGCTCAAACCGAGCATATCCTTGCTGCTGTTTCCGGTGCCGTTGCCGAAGAACATGGTGTTCATGTTCTCAATGATTGTTTCCTGCGTCTGGAAGATCTTGCCTTCCAGAAGATCAATGATCTGGGCTTCGCCGTTGTTCTTGGCTTCCTCCATACCGTTGATCGTCACAGTGGCTGCATACTGCTTCCAGTCATACTCAGCCGCGCTAATGCCCGTCTGTGCTGTCGTGGAAATAGAGTCCGTACCTGCGTACGAACCAGCCGTTGAGTTGGTCCCGTAAATAACCGGGACAACGATCTTCGCACCACCCGAAATACGCCGAATCGTCTGACCGTTCGTCAACGCATAGAACAAAGGCCGTGCGCTAAAGATGTTGTCAGTAAGTTTCGGGATGTAGTTCTTGAGGGTGGTAGACAGAATCTCGTCAAAACTGCTGTTGCCAGCCGCCATAATCTGTCACCTTCTCTCTGTTGTTTAGGAAGTCAGGGAACGCTTAGCGTCCATGAACGCCTCTCGGATACTGGAAACTTCTTTCACCGGTTCGGTCGTGGAACCGGCCTGCTTGGAACCTGAAGGTTCCACCACGCCAGCGTCACGCTTTGCTCCGGTGCGCTCCTGTTCCTGTTCCAACTTGCTGGCTTTAGCGGCTACATCGTCGTACCGCATATGTGTCAATGCGGCTTCAAGATTGCCGATCTTGTGCGTCAGCGCGTGTTGGTACAGGGCGGGAGCGTCAAAATCTCCGTAGGTATCTTTGAGTTGATCTACCTGCTTCTCTACCTGTTGTCGTCTATGTACCCGGTCCTGCTGCTCAAGACGGGCTTCCAAGTTCGCTATCCGCTGCTCACTGGGATCCGGTTCATCCCACGGGTCCACTGGTCCCGCCGGTTCACCGGTTGTCCTCTCAACACCGAATGCGTTACCCAAAGCCTCTAGTGTTCCCGCCGGATCTGCCTCCAACGAGTTCACAATCGCCTCTGCTTGCTGTAACCGACCACGTTCGGATGCCAACTCCTGCGTCTTACGTGTGTAATCCGACTGGCGCTGGTATCCATCCCGAAGTTCGTTGAGACTGACCTGCTCTTCGACACCATCCACCTTTACGGTGTAGCCGTCGCCAACAGGTTCCTCTAGAACCTCTACTGAAGAATCTGGGCTGTCCGCCTCAACGGTTCCGTCAACATCTTCATTCATTATTCTATTTTCTCCTCGGAGTCCTGAAGGTTGCTCCTATGTAGTAGGGACTGCTGTCCCACTTGCTTACGAGAACGGAAGGTCTACGTCCATCTGTCCTTGAATCTGTGCCAGCAACTCCGGTGGCACCCCGCCGGTCGGGGAGAATGCCCCCTCCGGTTGCCCCATCGGCATCCCCGGCGGCATCTGACCCGCCCCGGGACCAGCCCCCGGTGCCGCCCCTTCGGGGCCGACCGGCTGCTGCGGTTGCTGCTGCATCATAAACTTGTCCGGGTCTTTGATTCCGAAACCGTTCGACAGAACGTGCTTTGCCAACGCCTGCGGATCAATCACAGTGCCCACCAGAGGAGCCAAAGCGTTCAGCAGCGATACAGCCTGCTGTTTGCGAATCGTGTCGTTGATCGGCTGCGTAGACCCCGCTTCCACACTGAAATCGTACTCGCCTGTAATGTCGTCCCGTCCATACGGCACAAACAGGCTGCCACCCTTGTCGGCAACCTGAGCCATCTGCTCCCCAGTCATAAACTGTTGCATCAACTGGATTACCCGACGACCGATTTGAGCGATAGCCAACTCTACAGTCGCCAACTTGTCCGCAGCCCTAGCGTTACCCGCATCAGCGATAATGCTCGCCTCTGTTGCCGTACGACGAATCTCTGGCATCTGACCGCGCGCATACTCCGACACACCGGAAACCGTGTTGATGTCAGCCTCCACGATCTCCGACATGTTGTAGATTTCCGGCGACAACGGCGTCTGCGGCATCGGAACAACCGTTTCCCCCAGCGGCTTGTTCTCATCCACCACCGGTACCAACCTGCCATCAGTATCGGACTCCAAAGCCTCCCGGCCCTCCGGCCCAAACGACCGCTCGTGATACAGGTACTTGCGGGCGTAACGCTTCCGGGCGTTCATCATCTGAGAACGCGTCTTGTCCAACTCCTGCTGTAGAGACTCCAAAGCCTCCAAATCCCCCATGGGGTAAAAGTAGTCGGGAATGTCATAGTTGCGCATCATCACGAACGGCTGCCCGTACGCATACGGCATCGCAATCGGGTCGATCAAGAACTGGTCCCCCGACTGCGGCAACACGCTCAACGTGTTCTCCGCAATATCGTAGTATTCGTACACGACACACCGTTCCTCGGTGTCAAGGTACTCTTCCTGCTCCTGCCGGGTAGAAACAGAATACATCGAATACAACAGCGAGTCCGCAGACAGGTTTTTGCGTGCCGACGCCTTGTAACGCCGATCAGTTCGCGCTGCTTCCAACGGTCGAACGATCCGCTGCGCAATCCACTTGGCATCCTCAATGCACGTCGCTTCCGGGTCAATAAGAACATCGAACGGCGAAATGCGCTCTACGAACGGCTGATCCTCCACCACCATCATCGCCGTCTGCGGAATGTTGGCAGCCATCTCCTCATCCGTCGGCAAACCCCCCGCCAGAATCGGATCCTCAGAAGCGAAAGCGTCGGCCTCCCCCAAAGCCTCCTCCAGCATTTCGTCGCGTTCCGCATCGCTGAGCGTGCGCTCCTGCTCCAAGAACTGCCACCCAACCTTGACCCAACTGTGGCCGAAGATCAAAAAATCCTTCACGGCACGCCGGAACGGCTTACGGAAGTCGTGATGCCGCCACAAATGGTTCACTACAGCCTCAACAAAGGCAGCGCGGTCCTGATTTTCCTCTGAGTTCGGTGTCACCACGATCTTGGGATGATTCACCGACACGGACGGGGCGATCACGTTGATCGTGCTGAAAGCCAGATTGACCGTAATCATGTCCTCGGGAGTAACACTCCCACGGGGCCAATGCTTCCCACGGTACAGATCGGTCATGCGACGCCACAGGTTGTCGTAACCCATTTCGTCGCGCCACCGTGTGGCGGCGTCTATCCGACGCTTGGTGTCCTCGAACCGGTCAGATTTATTCTTACGAGCCACTAGAAGTACGCCTTATCTGGCAGACGTTGAATGTTCCGCCCGTTCGCTTTCGCTTCCTGCTCCGCCTTTTGGCCGCGTTCTTCCCGACTCAGATGCTGCTCTTCGGGAGGCAACTGGGATCGGTAGCCCCGACCAGTTGCGAACTTTACGCCAAGTAGTTTCTGACGACGTTCCCATAACTCATCCAACTCGGCGCAGGACAACGGCCCACGCAGGCCCACGGTATAGTCGCGGAACTCTGCGTAGGTCGCCTCCCGGGGGAGGATCGCCACAGTTACGGGCGCTTGGTGTGCGGCGCAGCGTTGTGACCCTTCAGGTCCGGCTGTGGCTTCGACGGCTCAACCTGACCCGTCGTACCGTGCTGGTTGAGAGGAGTCTCGCGTACCGTGACCTCGCCGTAGCCACCGGTCTGGTTGGCGTACTTCGGGTCATCGAACCGCTGTCGGGGCGAGTTCGGCTGTGCCGGTTCCCAAATCGGGTTAGACACGACAGAACCACCACGCTCCATCTTGTTGTTCGTGCCCGAAGCGCCATCCACGGTACGGGTACCGTTGGTGTGCGAAACGAACTTGCCTGCTGCTGACATAAAACCTCCAAATAGTCTCTAAAGAGATAGATCAGACTGTCCCACGGACGTTATTTGCGCCGATAACCAACGGATTCACGTCATCGTCCGTTTTTCCGGCAAGCCGCGCCCACCAGTCAACAGTCCAGTAATCGTCCACTTTTTGCGCAAACTCCGGCATGAACGCGTACTGGCGCATCTCATTCGACAACGCCAACGCCATTACACGGTCATCATGCGGCGAACCCGACATCGAACCCCGCTCATTGCGGGTATACGTCCTCAACTCGGCCAAAGTGAACCGGTCGTGGATAATCAACTCGTCGGAACGCAACGCCATCCCCAAATCGTCGATCAACAACGGCTTCGTCGTACGGGTCGTCTTCCAACCAAACTCCTGCGACACCCGCGTTGTTGCCTGATTCAACGACCGTTTACGAAACAGGTTCGGATGCCCCAGATGCCGCAACTGGGTGATAGTCGTCAAACCATGGTTGTTTGACTCCACACACGTCAAGGCATCATTGTACCACAGTGAGAGCCGAAACACCTCGTGCGCCAACGTATCCGGCGGAATATGCCCATG